GCAGCAAAAAAGGATAAGCGTATTTATTATGTGATCCACGCTGGCAAAATTGCTAGTGCTAGATCATTATGGAAGTTTAGAAAATACACAGGCATAAACCCACATCACAAACACATTCATATTTCTTTCAAACCAAATCAAAATGGCAAGAAGTTCGACATCCCACTACTGAAAGGCAATTAATGAAACTATCTAAAAAACACAAAGCAGCAATTAAGTCATATTTGAGAGCTGTCGCAGCTAGTGGAATTACAGTTGCCTTAGCAATAGTGGCTGACATACATCCAGCCTATGCAACTATGCTTGGTGCAATTGTTGCGCCTATTGCCAAAGCGTTAGATCCAAAATCAGGGAGCGAAGCGGATTATGGAATTAATGCGTCATGACCGCAAACGAATGGGTTGGCATAGCCGTTGGCGTAAGCGCCGTATCAACAAGTTTATTGCTGGGTCTGCGTTGGGTTATTAAATCTTACTTACAAGAATTGAAGCCAAATTCTGGAAGTTCGATCAAGGATCAAATTACTAGACTTGAACAGCGTGTTGATGATCTATTCGTCTTAATTAGTAAGCGATAATTTCTGCTATGGCGAACACACGAAAACGCACACCACGCAAAAAGGTTAATCGGAGAGTAGTTCGCCAAACTCCTGAACCATTATCAAAACTAGATCAATTCTATATTGCGAAGCATGAAATGTTTAGAGCTGCACGCAAGGCTGGATTTAATGAATCCTGTGCGCTTTATTTAATGGATAATCCTGAATCAATGCCTGATTGGATCGTAGGCGATAAAGGAATAATCCCAACTATTCCAACTCCAGATGAGGATGACGATTAATTAAAGCTAACAGGAGATACCTTGTCGTGCCTGACCTGCAGATACCACTACACCATCCAAAGGCCGTGTCTAACCTGATAAAAATGGCAAAGCATGAAAAGTTTGATTTTGTTTTAAATACTGGAGATGAGCTAGATTTCACCAGTCAATCGCGTTGGGTAAAAGGAACTAAAACTGAATTTGCAGAAACCCTAGATCAAGAAAGAGCTATGGCTCAGGATATTTTATTTGATTTAGGCACTACCGATATTGTCAGGTCTAACCATACTGATCGACTTTATACAACATTACTCAAAGGTGCGCCAAGCCTTATTGGATTACCAGAATTGACCTACGAACGGTTTATGGATTTTAGTTCACTAGGCATTAAATTCCACCGTAAGGGCTTTCTTTTTGAAAAGAATTGGTTCTTAGCTCATGGAGATGAAGGAAACATGTCTAAGCACGCCGGAATTACTGGCCTTAATTTAGCCAAGAAATGGAATTTAAACACCGTTTGCGGGCATAGCCACCGTCAGGGTGCAGTCCGACACCAAACAGGCTTAAACGGCCGTTATTCAACGATTTGGGGTATTGAGGCCGGGCATTTAATGAACATGAGGGCTGCTAATTACCTAAAATACAATTCAGGCGACTGGAATATGGGCTTCGTAGTTCTTAGCTTTGGTAAAGGTGGGCATCAAGTTGAGTTAATTCCTGTTGAGCATAACGGTTCTTTTAGGTATAACAGACGGACTTATGGGTCTTGAAACCGATTATCGGGATAGGACGATTGATGACCATATCGATGATCTTGAGGATCTTGGCGTTATCTAATCGTTATAAAACACGCCGTAAGTAGTTAACCAACTGTCCTTGCTTTAAGTCATACTTTCTGTATCAGGCAACCGCTTGATATTAGGGAGCGAACATGGAAATTGTAGGGTACGGATTTATCATAGGCTGCTTGATTGGTCTAGGTTTATATTTCTTATATGAACATATCAGAGAAGAAATTTACGATAATGGCTATTATGCAGGTAGAGCTGCTGGCTGGAAATCTTGCATAGATCACCAGGCTAAAGTGCAAAAGATGAAGTTAGAGCAGGTTTTTGATTATGACAAAAACTGAGGATCTATTAAATGAAGTCATTAGTACGATCCAAGAGCGCGGAAGTGTCTATGGACATCCGTACTATAATCACAAAAGAATTGCTGGATTGTGGAGTGCATATCTTGATTTCCCAATCACACCACACCAAGCTGCTTTATGTATGGCGTTGGTCAAGGTTTCTAGGCTTACTGAAACTCCAGATCATTACGACTCAGTTAAAGACTTTATCGCCTACGGAGCTATCTATCGGAATGTGCTCGAAGCAGTCCAAGACCAAGATTTTGAATGGAAGGAATAACTAATGGGTTTTAACTTAGAAGATTATGAAGATGTGGCAACACTTAACAAATGGTTTATTGCCAATTTTCCAATGGGTAGATCAGATATATCAGTTGTAAGTCATGATGCTACAAATGGATACATTTTGATTCAGGCTACTTTATGGCGTGATTCAACAGATGATAAGCCAGCAGCTAGTAACTTGGCTTTTGGATCCAGAGAAACATTTATGCCTAACATGAAAAAATGGTATGTAGAAGATACAGCCAGTTCCGCTCTTGGTAGGGCAATAATCCTTTTGAAAGGCAGTAATAAGACTGCAACTAAGGATGACATGAAAAGAGTGGAAACATCCGAGCCAAATCAATACGAAAAGAAATTACAGGAAAGGCGATACGGAGCGCCGGGAACTAAATCAGCAGCAATTGAAGATGCGTTAAGAGCTTCTTTTGCGGTAGAGAACAAAGTCGATGATCCGCAACAATGGACTTTATCTGATGCTGTTGATGCAATTGGCGCAACACCGAAAGAGCCACCTGCTTGCGAGCACGGGCATATTTTGAAGCAGGGTGTGAGCAAGGGTGGCAAACCATACTATGGGTATGTCTGCAAGGGATCTAACAAAGACCATGCAAAATGGGCAAAAATGACTGCAAAAGGATCTTGGTACTTTGAGGGGGTGGAATAGTGGGATACATAGCCATTATTAACGGATCAGGCTTTACAGTTGAAATAGATGATGATGGTGCTCATATTGTCAAATCGGTCATTACATGCGAAATGTGTGGAGATGATCGGGTGTTTAAAAATGGCACTTGCTTTGTCTGTTCAGAGTTAATCAAACATGACTAGTTTTAAATGTAATGGCTGCGCTCGCAAGACTGAGTTTCTATGGCTTGATGCAATAGACATGCCTGATGGATTTAAGGTCTATCAATGTATGGATTGCGGATGCGTAGGAGTTAAGAATATAACTGAGCAGATAGATCGAATACCGGACACAAAGATAAGCAGGTGTGCTAGTTGTGGGGCTTGGCAGTTTGAAGCTAAACCCTGTCATACTTGCTTATTGATTGGAGAATATGATGCCAACATATGAATACAGCTGTAAAGAATGCGGCACTTATGGATCAGTTCATCGAACCTACAAAGAGGATGATGGGGGTATGAATTGTCCTAAGTGTGGGCTAGACATGACAAGAATCTACTCAACAGTAGGGTTAGTCTTTAAGGGCGAAGGATGGGCTGGTAAAAGCAAATGAGTGAGGCAGGATATTCAGATACATGGTTAGATGAGGATGATTACAGGATAGTGACATGCCGTCTGACCTGCGGTTTTACTAGATGATATTGACACATGCTGTATGCTCTAGTCGCATTGGCTCTCAAAGCCAAAACGCGAGCCCGAAGGCATCGCTCGCGAGGTGCATGCTAGTTGGGATCGCTCTATTTGTATTACAAATGAGTAGCTTTGAAAAAGCTGTATCTCAAGAACTTAGAGTTAATACATTAAAACAAATAACATTTCATAAGATGAATTATTCATTTAAAGAGTTTTATTGTTTAGATGAGTTATTACATAAAGAATCAAGATGGAACTACAAAGCCAAGAATCCTAAGTCAAGTGCATTTGGTCTATTTCAAATGATAGGTAATAAAGAGCAAGATCCAATAAAGCAGATAGATAAGGGATTAAAGTATATTGAGCACAGATATGGCACAGCTTGTAAAGCGCTCGCACATCATAAGATTAAGGGATGGTATTGACTAGATCAGCATTAAGAGATAGTGGATCAACCAGACAATGGAGATCAATAAGAGAACGCATACTAAGACGCGATGGATTTATATGCCAGTATTGTGCACAAGAAGCCACTACAGTAGATCATGTAATACCTAGACGCTTAGGCGGATTAGATACCGATGATAATTTAGTAGCTGCATGTTCTAGATGTAATTATTCGAAGGGTGGGCGGTTTTTTGTGAGCAAGAGAACACCACCGACCCCCCTTTCCTTTTCTAACCCACAAAACACCTCGATCGCTCACGATCAGACCGGATCGCTTTGAACAATTTTGAAAAAGAATTGATCGACTCGATTCAGGCTCAATCAGAATTAGGAGGTGTGAAAACACCGCGTATTCACTCTCCTTTGAATGATTTGCCGTCTAAAGGTCAAGAAATGATCGACTTCGCAGCTGAGATCGGCATTCCTTTGATGGAT